TGGCGCTCAGGATCACGACGAACGCCTACAACGAAGAGATCACCGATCTCATCGCCGCGGCGAAGCTGGATCTCGGCATCGCCGGCGTGACGGCAGCCGGAGCCCCGGATGAGCTCTGCCAGCGGGCGATCCTGACCTATGTGCGGATGCACTTCGGCAGCCCGCCGGACTATGACCGCCTCAAAGCGTCCTATGACGAACAGAAAGCGCAGCTCCAGATGGCCTCCGGCTATACGGATTTCGGGGCGGTGATTTGATGGTCAGAGCGGATACGGTGATTCTCCTGACCGAGCGCCCCAACGCCCACGGCGTGCTGGAAGAGGCGGAGATCATCCCGCGGGAGGTCTACTGCGAGGTGCGCAGCGTGGGCCAGAGCGAGGTCTACCAGGCGCGGGCCGCGGGCCTGGCCCCGGAGATCCGGCTGGTGCTCTCGCAAGCCTTTGAATACCAGGGCGAAAAGCGCTGCGTGTTCCGCGGCGTGCGCTACACGATCCTGCGAACCTACGTCACCGACGCGGACAGCATCGAGCTGACGCTGGAGAGGGAGGAGGGGAATGCCGATGTACGACAGCATTGTTGACGCACTGAAGGCGATCCCCGACCTCCCCGTGGCGGAATACGAATGGAAGACCCGCCCCGTCGGGAACCATGCCACGGTGCAGCTCGACTTCGGCGCCGCCGATGACGAGGGCGAAGACGCCCACCAGGATCAAGCCTACGAGGGCAGCGTGGACCTCTTCACGAAAGGCAAAGCCCCGGCGGTCGCCGCCCAGGTGGAAGCCGTGCTCGAAGAGATCTGCGGCGCGTCCTGGCACCTCAACTCCCAGCAGTATGACCGGGCCATCGGCATGATTCATCGGGAATACGTCTTCGAGATCGAGGTGCTGTGAATGGCCGGATACATGCAGGCGGAAGGCCTCGACGCCCTGGGGCGGATGCTTCAGGGCGTTTCCGATGGCGCGGCAGAGATTGCTTCCGCCGGTCTCTATGCCGGCGCGGGCGTGGTGGCCGATGCGCTGACGCGCTCGGTGGAATCCATCCAGACGGAGGAATTCCACTACGCGCCGGAGGGCAGCACGCGCCTCCCCAGCCCGGAAGAGAAAGACGCGCTCCGGGGCAAGGTGGGCATTGCCCGCTTCCAGGGATCATCCACGGAGATTGACACGCTGATCGGATTCGCCCGGGCCGGGTATGTCTCCCTCGGAGGCAGGAAGCCCGTGGCCGTGATTGCGCGGGCCATCAACAGCGGAACGTCTTTCATGCGGAAACAGCCGGTTTTCCGGCGCGCCACATCCGGCGCAAGGGCGGCAGCCACCCAGGCAACGGTGGAAGCCGCCGAAAAGAAACTCAAGGAACTCATCAAATAGGAGGGACTACAATGGCATACATTGGAATGCTCTATCCGGTCGCGGCTCCGATCCAGACCGAGACCGACGGCGCGGCCATCACCTATGACGCCGGTATGGTCATCGGCCCCGCGGTGGCCGCAAACCTGACCATGGACGTGGCCGACAACCCCGACTACGGCGATGACATCATCATCGACAACGACAACGGGATCAACGGCTACTCCGGCACGCTGGAGACCAACAACATCACCGCCGAGGGCCGCGCCGCGCTCCTGGGCTGGAAGCCCGTGGCGGGCACCGGGAGCACCGTGGATCACTACGAAGTCACCGATGACGCTGCGCCCTATGTGGGCTGGGGCTTCATCCGCGTGAAGATGTTCAAGAGGACGAAGACCTGGGAGGCCTTCTGGTTCCACAAGGCCCAGTTCTCCCCCAGCGCGATCAACGCCAACACCAAACAGCGGTCTATCGAGTGGAATCACCCGAATCTCAACGTCACCGGCATGGGCGCATACATCGACAGCTCGGGCAAGGCCAAATATTTTGACTGGAACGAGTTCGACAGCCTGACCGCCGCGAAGACCTGGCTGAAGGGCAAGGCTGGTATCACCTGACACAACCGCCACCCGGAGGGGCAGCCCCTCCGGGGGCTTTTTCGGAAGGAGTCAACGAAATGGAAACCGTGAAAATCAAGCTCGGGAACCGGGAAATCCCCCTCCGGTTCACAATGGAGGAATTCGCCCAGATCGAGGAAGCCGTGGGCAACCTCTCCACGATTGACGAACTGTTGCTCAAGGGCAAAAACCGCATCCGCAACACGCAAAAGGCGCTGCGGATCATGGGCAACGCGGGCCTCGCCGCCGCCGGCGAAAAGCCCGACCTGACGGACAAGGGCGTCATGGAGATGATGCAGCCGCGGCGGCTGGTGGAATACCAGACGGCGGCCATCAGCGCCATCAATGATGGCATGTACGTCGAGGCCAATGAGGATGAAGAGCGCGACCTTGTGCTCGAAGATATTGAAAGAAAAAAAGAGACCGGCAATTGACCTATCGCAAGCTCCTGTCGTGGGGGTTGATTGCCGGACTGTCCTTTAACGATATGCGGGGCATGGCCCCGGGCCTGGTGCTGGATCTGTACATCCGGCGGCGGGATTATGACTACACACTACATGGAATCCAAACGGGGTGATTGAATGGCGGATATCAGCGTCAAAATGGGCGTCAGCGGCCTGAGCACCTTCCGCACCGGAATGAAACAGGCCCAGGAGAGCGTGAAGACCCTCGACGCGGAGCTGAAGCTCAACGCGGAGCGCTACAAGGCCACCGGCGACGCCGAAACCTACATGGCGAACAAGACGAAGCTCCTGCAACAGCAGATCCGCGAGCAGGAGAAGGTGGTCAAGAACGCCCGGGAGGCCCTCGCCGAAATGGCGAAAAACGGCGTAGACCAGGCAAGCACCAGCTATCAGCGGATGCAGCAAACGCTCCTGAACGCCGAAACCACCCTGACCGGGATGCAGAACAACCTCAAGGGCGTCGGCACCACGGCGAAACAGACCAGCACCGAGGCCAACACCCTGACCACCAGCCTCAAGCAGATCGGCAAACAGGTCAACTATACCGCCGTTGTCAACGGCATCGGGAAGATCACCTCCGGCATCGAAAAGGCCGCAAAGAACGTGGCCGATTTCGCCGGGAACCTGTGGAACACCATGCGGGACGCCGCCACCTGGGCCGATGACAAAATGACCCTGGCCTCCATGTACGGCCTGGATGTGGAGACGCTCCAGCGGATGGAAGCGACGGCGAAGGAAATTGACACGCCTGTCGAAGCCATCGTCAAGGGCCAGCAGCGCCTCAAAAACAACCTGGTCTACGGTGACAAAGAGTTTCAACAGGTGCTCCGCACGCTGCGGGTTGGCATCAAAGAGGGCGGCAACTGGATTCAAAACAACTACAGTTCTCTCAAACTCCGGGACGCGACGGATATTTTCTGGGACATCGGCGACGCCCTCATGGCCTATGGCGATGAGATCGAACGCGACGCCATGGCGCAGAAAATTTTCGGGCGCTCCTGGATGGAGCTGCGCCCGTTGTTTGAATCGGGCCGGAAAAAATACGCCGAAACCATGGAAGGCGTTTCCGTGGTCAGCGAAGAGGGCGTCAAGAATCTCGGAGAGCTGGATGACAGCCTGAATGGCCTCGAGCAAGAGTTTCAGACGTTGAAGCTCACCGTTTTGAGTGAGATAGCCCCCGCCATCAGAACCGTTTCCACCGCTCTGACCGACATTCTCAAAGAGGTCAACGCCTACCTACAGACCGATGAGGGCAAGGAAAAACTGAAAGCCCTCGGGGATTCCGTGGCGGAGTTGTTTAAGGATCTCACCAGCATTGACACGGGAGCCGTGGTCGAAAAAGTCAGCGGAGCGCTGGACAGCATCAAAACGATGCTGGACTGGATCGTTGAGCACAAAGGCGACATTGTGACCGCCATCAAGGCCGTTGCCGGCGCGTGGGCTGTGGGCAATATCGCCAAGGCCGGGGCGGGCTTCGCCCAGGGGTACAACGCCCTGCGCGGGCTCTTCGGCAAAGGCGGCGCGGCTGCCGCGGGCGGAGGGAGTGCGGTTGACGGCGTGTCCACAGCTGCCGCCGCCGGTGGCGCTGCGAGGGGTGGAAGCTGGCTGTCGAGGCTGTTCGGCAAGAGTGCAAGCACCGGAGCCGCCGCTGGCGGAGCGCCTGCCGCCGCGGCGAAGGGCGTACCAGCAGCCGCGAAGACAGTTACGGCTGGCAGCTGGGCAGGACTTACTGGCCAGTTAGCGGTCGAGGGCGCGATCGTGGCCGCTGTCATTGGAACGACTGCGGTTATTCAGAACTCAATCGACAAGGGAATCGTAGAGGCCGCCGAGAAGGCCGAGCAAGTCGCAGAACAGGCCAGCGGCAGAGTAGGTGAGACCGAAGAGGTCGCCCGGCTCCGCAGGCTTGCAGGCGTAACGAACGCGAGACGTGACGAAAACGGCGAGTATAAAAAGAACATGTTCGGCGGCTATGTCTGGAACCCAGGCGACGATATCTATGCGATCCTGGCCGGGCTGGGCGACATGAAGAATCGCGGTCAGCTTTATGCAGACATTAAGAAGTACGGCGCGGCTGGTGGTGTGTTGGGCTATGATCCCTGGACGCTGCTCCTGCGGTCCTGGGGTGAGTATACCGAGACCGCATACCCCGGGCCGTATTCATTCAGCGACACGCCATACGAGAAGCACGTTGACGCGCCACTGGATCAACAGGAAACTGACGCACTCCTGACATACCTCCGCGATATGTACGTCAAGAAGATCGAGGACCAGATGAAGACGCTGGAAGGCGGCGAAGGCGGGACGGACGCGGCGCAGGCCGTGACCGACGCCGCCACGGACATCACCGCAGCGGCGGAGCGCGCCGCGCAGTCCTTCGACCGGATGAGCGCGAAAGTGAACGCGGCAGCGGATTCAATCAATTTCCCCCAGTTCGCCAACGGCCTGAAGTATGTGCCCTATGACGGGTACATTGCGGCGCTCCACCGGGGCGAGCGCATCGTGCCGGCGAACCAAAACCGGAACTATAACGTCTACAACAACACGTACTTCGACCGCACCACCGTCTCGGGCGGGGTGGACGCCGACGGCCTGGCGGCCCGAATCGCCACCGCGCAGAAACGGGCGCTTTCCGCCGTAGGGTCTTAAGGAGGGCGAGCATGGCACAGAGCTATTTCATCTGGAAGGGCGTGGACAGCCGGAGCATGGGCGTGATCATGCGCCACGCCGCGCCGCTGATCCGCCCGGAAGAGCGCATCGATCACCTGACCATTCCCGGCATGAGCGGCGACCTGACCTTCCTCCAGGGCGAAGACATCTACAACAGCTACATCCAGACCGTGGAGATCTCCGTGCGGGAGGCCGCCCGGGTGCGGCCCGTGTTCAACTGGCTCAAGGGCGCCGGAAAGCTCACCTTTTCCAGTGACCCGGACAAAGCCCAGAGCGCCCGGGCCATCGGCGCGGTGACCCTCGACCGGGTGAGCCGGAACCTGGATCATTGGGCCGGAACGGTGCAGTTTTATTGTCATCCCCTCAAGGAAAGACTTGTCCCGGTGACCTACACCGTGACCGCGTCGGCGCAGCCGCCCTCCGGCACGGTGACCATCGCCGGCGACGTGGCCACCCTGCCGCGCATCGAGCTGACGCCCTCCCTGACCGGGGCCGTCACGCTGAGCATCAACGGCAGGGAGATCACGATCGCAGACTGCACCGAGAGCGTGCCGGTGGTCATTGACTGCGCCACGTGCGAGGTCATGAGCCAGGACGGCAGCACCCGCCTGACCCAAAAGAGCGCGGGCGTCTTCCCGGCCCTGAACCCGGGAGAGAACGCGATCACCGGCACGGGCTGGGCGAGCCTGACCATTGACCCGAGGGAGAGATGGCTATGATCTGCGTCTACGATATCGGGAACGAGCAATTCGACCGCAACGGGGACGCGGTGCTGACCCCATTGGAGGGCGGCACCATGCGGATTGTGGCGGCGGGGGCCTACGAGGCGAACCTGCGCCACCCCATCGA